ATTAAACCAAAACAAAGATGAGTAAGAAATTAAAAGCGAGTTGGAAAAACAAAGATGGGAATATTATAACAGTAGAAGCTCCTGACTTTGATTTAGAAAAGTTAAAAAAGAAAGTAAACTATTATAACATATCAAATAATAAAGTAAAATACAATGGAAAACATATTAGAAAAAGCCATAGAACAACTTGAAAGAGTAAAGAGGGGGGAGATGCCAACAGAAGAAGGTAAGAAGCTAATAGGTAAAATAAGCTATTTTAAATCTATTTTAGAAAAATGAAGATTAAAAAGAAACATTACAAAGCTCTACAGTATGCCTCACTTATTCAGAGGTGGAAATACCTACCCTATAACTTTATATTTGAAGTGGTGCAAAATAGCGAGGTAAACGAACAGATGTTAAACAGAAATAGAATAGAGCAGAATGATAAAAGAATTTGAAGAAATGGACTGGAGTAAAAACTATACATACAAAGATAAAAAGATATACATTAGCTACGAAACTAAGAAGTATATTTTATGCTCATTCTACGAGAGTGGGAAAGGAACTTTTAAACTAGATAAAACAGAATTTCATGGTTAATATAGTGATATTTAGTTGGGCTTTAGCAGGAGCTATTATCGCATATATTTTAATCGAAAGATATTTAAAAGAATAATATGATAAAACTATTTACTGTAGGCTATCAAATCTACTTAATACCGACTATTAAATTTACCCACTCAAAAGCATTGAATGGATATAGAGCCTTAGAGTTTATATGGTTAAATTGGGGAGTAGAAATAAGACTAAGTAAATAGATATGCCTGACATTAGTATGTGCAAAAATAAAGAATGCAAGTTTAAAAAAGACTGCTATAGATTTACAGCTATTCCTAGCGAGTTTATGCAAGTCTATGGAGATTTTAATTGTAAAGATAAAGTAGCAATAGATACATTTTTCTGGAGCAATAAACATCTTAACAAAAAGAAATGATTAACTTAGTAGATAAATGGCAAAGCAAACTGAACTTAAAAGAGTGGAGCTTTCCAATACAAGAGATACTACCTACTCAAGTAGTTTATGATAATGACTGCCCAGTTAAAGACAGATACTTTATAGGAATAGAAATAGACCAAGAAAACAAGACAGGAACTATCTACCACGATAGAGAATTAACAGAAGCAGATATAATACATGAGCTACTTCATGTTAAGTATCCTGAGAAAGATGAAGACTGGATTAATACAACAGAGAATATAATACTAAACAATGAATAAAGAGCTTACACCTAAAGAACAAAAATTTGCTGAGCTATGTGTTAGCTTAGGGAATCAAACAGAAGCGTATAGACAGGCTTATAATGTGTCTAATAAGGATGCTGAATGGTTAACTTCTAAAGCAAGTCACATAGCAGCAAAGGACAATGTTAGGGCAACCATCCAGAACCTTAAAGGAGAAGTAAGTATTCAACATGGAATAGACAGAGCTTTTATTCTTAAAGGTTACTTAGAAATCATAAGCGATGCAGACTACACATTCCAACTAGGAGCAGATAACACGCTTTCTAAAGAAGATAAACAAGCATTCTATAGGGTTATGAACCAGACTAAGAATACAGACAAGCTAAGAGCTTTAGAATCCATTGCTAAAATGATGGGGTTAAATGAACCTGAAGTGGTGGAGCATAACCATATAGTAAAAACTTACAAGACAAACTGGGGATAATTGGAGGAGGTAGATTTATATAGACCACACCCAAAGCAGAGGGAGATACATAAAGCCTTAGACACTGACATCAAATACTGTATAGTTTCTATAGGTCGGCAGTTTGGGAAGTCTACACTAGGAGAGAACCAAAGTATAAAATGGGCTTTAGAAAATAACCACTGGAAAATTGGTTGGGTATCTCCAATATACAAACAAGCTAAAAAAGTTTTTAAGGACATAGAGAAAGCTCTAATAGGATGCAAATTTGTTTCTAATGTAAATAGAGGTGATTTGATTATAGAGTTCGATACAGGCTGCTCTATTCAATTCTACTCAGCAGATGCCTACGATTCTATTAGGGGTGAAACATTCGATGCTTTGATTTGTGATGAGTTCGCATTCTTTAGACCTGAAGCATGGAATGAAGTACTAAAAGCTACTGTTCTGGTTAGAGGTAAAAAGGTATTAATCTTATCAACTCCAAAAGGCAAAAACCAATTTTACAATCTGTTTAATCTAGCAGAGCATAATAGCAACTATATTTCATTCAGAGGTAGCAGCTACGATAATCCATTTATAGACCCCGAAGAAATAAAGGAAGCTCAAAGGAACTTACCAGACCACGTATTTAAACAGGAGTATCTAGCAGAGTTCTTAGATAATGGCTCTAGTGTATTCCGAAATATAAAAGAATGTATTAAAAGCTCTGTAAATACGTCTAGCCTTTATGCAGGGATAGACTTAGGTAGGTCAGATGATTATACAGTACTAACGATAGTCGATAGTAATAACATAGAGGTCTATTCTGAAAGGTGGCGACACATGGAATGGAGTGCTATAATTAATAACATAGTAACCCAATTAAATAAGTACAGACCTAATACCTTAGTAGAAAGTAATGGAGCGCAGGATGCTATCTTTGAACAGATACGTAATAAGGTAGCTTATAATAAGAACTCTATACAGCCTTTCGTTACTACTTCCAAAAGTAAGCAGAATATAGTAGAGGATTTAATAGTACAGTTTGAGAATAAAGAGATAGGTATAATAGGACACGACTGGCAGATTAATGAGCTAGAGGTTTTTACCTATGAATACAACCTAAAGACTAGAGCAATTAAGTACAGCGCACCTACAGGACTCCATGACGATTATGTAATGAGTAGAGCAATAACTAACCATGCTCTTAAAACCATGAAAAGCTCAGGCAAGTATTTTGTGTATTAACGTTAATTACTTCAATGCACTAATTCAATTAATATTAATTGCTTTAATTATACAACTAAACAATAATTTTACAATAGACAATATGAGAATACCCAAAAGCCTAAAAGAGGTACTTGTAAAAGACTACATCCAAATCAATAAGATAAGGAGTGCTGAGTACGACAATCCTTTTACTAGGACTATCGACCTGCTTTGTATTTTCAATGACAGAAAGGATGTTTTAAAGTGCAAACCTGCTGAGTTAGCTGTAGACCTTAGCCACTTATTAGAAGAGCCTAGTAGAGTGCTTAAACAATACTTCACTATCAACGGCAAGAGATACGGAATAGTAAACCATGTTAATGATTTAGAAGCAGGGCAGTATATGAGCTTTACTACTTATTTAAAAGGCTTTGCAGATAACCCAAATGTACATATAGACCAAATGCCTGACATTCTAGCGAGTGTTATATTTCCAGTTGATAAGAACAATAAGGTAATGGCAATAGAGCCGAGCTATTTTCGTAACCTCGCAGAGGATATAAGAAACACAATGTCAATAGAAGATGCTTATCCGATAGCGGTTTTTTTTTGCAATCTATCTCGGAGCTTAATGCAAACTACTCAGGCCTTTTTGAACAAGAAACTAGAGAAGATGACAGAGGAGAGCAGGAACGCGATTTTGGAAGTAGCGAAGGATTTGGAGAGCGATGGGGTTGGATTGCCACACTCGATAACCTCTGCAATGGAGATTTTACAAAAAGACCCTACTACGAGAAAATGAACGTAATAGAGTTTCTAAATATATGCTCATTCGTTAAAGAGAAGCAGAAAGCAGAAGCAGCACAGCGTAGAATGGATGAACTTAAAAGAAGATGAGCGAAGGACTAGTAACACCACATAGCACAATTACAGAAGTACTTAAAGCATTCGGCTTAGAGATGCAAAAGGATTTAAGAGCTGAGCTAGTAAAAGACCATGCTTATGTTTCAGGAGATTTAGCCGAGCAAATAGAGTTTACTACTGTAGTAGAGGGTACTGCTTTTGTATCTTCTCTTAGATTAAAAGATTATTACGACTATGTTAATAAAGGGGTAAACGGTACTAGGTCAGTTAAGAATAATACTCCTTACTCTTATATGCAATCTAGTAAAATACCTTTTTACTTTGCTAAACAATGGATGAATGCTAAAGGTTTATTTGTAGATAAAGGAACTACGTTAACAAGTCTAGCAGGTAATAAATACAAAGCAGGTAGTAAAGATAGTCAAGCGTTTGCAATGGCTAGGAGTTGGAAAGAAAAGGGTACAGAAGGCAATCACTTTTATGACAAGGTAGTAACACAGGCAAGACTAGATAAGCTCAGTAAAGACTTAGCAAGTGCAGCAGCAGGAGATTTAAAGATAGCATTAACAGACACATTCAAAAGACTTAAATAATGGCAATAACTATACACGCAACTCCTAAAGACTTTGCACCTGTTTATAACAAAATGGAGTACCTAATAGAATCAACTAATTATACAGAGCCAAACTTTGCATACTTAGTAGACATCTATATAAATGGTTCAGGAACTAAGACAGTACGCCTAAGAATACCCGTTAGACCTTCTGACAATTACGGTAAGGTAGATATCCATAGAGTACTAGAATCTGCTCTTACTAGCGATGTAGGTAACCCACTAGGAATACTAGGAACGTATGAAGCTCCTAATAGCTCACTTTCTTATATTGTAGAATTTGGAGAGGAGTATGGAACTACAGTAGTACAATATCCAAACCTTACTACTGATATAAGTAGAAACGCTATTAATAGCTCTTTAGAGAAAGCTGAGTTTATAAATTGGGATGTAACAGAATACGAAATGGATGGTATTACTAAGAAGTTTCTAACTAATATGCCTGACAATAATAAGGTATCTATTAACTCTCATGGATGGCTTTATTGTAAGCCGATTATACCGTTAGCTAATTGTACAGTAATTACAAAAGATAGCGCAGGAGCTACTATTAATACTTTTGAAATAAATATA